TTTACGACCAAAAATGGAAGCTAAAGCTAATTTTGGTCAGAGGGGGTTAGCATATGCCAATACATCTTCGGGCGTAATACGACGAACAAGTTCAAGCACATTCATAAACTCTTCCATGTTCTCACAATCTACGGTCTTTTCATCACCCTGATTAGAATACAAATAAAATTTACGCTTTGAAGGGTCAACAACGCAGCGGGTCAGGAACTCGTCAGTCATGGGGTTCGTTTGATTACCTGCTTATTATAGACGGTCTTGGGAGCCCTGTCAACCCATTCACAGAGATAACCATTGTGTGGGGTGGGTGCAACCTTGATGATAGTTTGCGAACTCGGGTTTAAGTGTCACTCTCACATCACCAGCTATCACAATTCTCTCATCTGTATCTTCACCCTTGATTGTGCTATGAGTAATGGATGAAGGGAACAAAATAACACTTCCCTCATGTGGCGTAATGGTATAGTGATTGCAATTAAATTTATTAAAACCAAGAAGAATATTTCTATGGTCGGATGGTTCAAATATACCGCCAGTGTTCTCATTTATATTAGTTCTCTGACTAATACAGAACTTGTCTGATTTATCAGAGGACTTCAAATAATACACAAAACTTATATTCGCCTCATTATGAAAGTGGGGATTGAGTTTGGGAGTATCTTTATTATGATATCCTATCCATGATTTTGTGATGAAGTAACTCAATTTGGTGTGATCGACATTGAGTTCTTTCATATAGTCATCAATGTTCTTCTTCAGAGCATTGAAGAACATGTCATACTTACGGTAAGTGTGTAAAAAGATCCTCCCAGAATACTCAGGACTTTCATTCTCATATCCATTGAACCAATACTGTTTGAGTTCTGAGGTATGTTGTTTAAATTCATCATGACAATTAATATTCCCCTGATATACCATCAGAGGAAACACTTCGTGAACTTTACCCATCAATTGTTGTTCAATCTATATTCTCCATTATCGCCTGGATAGTCTGCTGTTGTCAATCCATCATACTCTGGAATATTCTTACTGACATCAATTCTTTCTGCATAAACATGGTAGAAGCAATCGATTGGCATACCGCCATTTGACTGTAAATAAATTTTATCTTCGTCCCAACGTTTTACAATCACACTTTGATGTGCTCCAACGGGAGTGAGACTCACTGTGATTGAATCAATATCAACAAGACCCTTCCAATAATTTGGGAGCTCAATTTCTTTTGCATTCTTTACTCTACCGCGAATATAAACATCAGCAGTTGGTCCTTCAATACAAATATATCTAAGTCTACTATTCTCTTTTGTTGGGTGGGGAATATCAAATCCTTTCTTACTTGATACATCTCCAAGTAAATTAGTCCAAGCAGTACCACCAAAAGCATTCGCAATAATTGTTCCCGTAGCAGTAATATTAGTTACTGTATCAATATCTCCATCAATATCTACATCTCCACCAACATCCAAGTTTTCCGTTATATTAAAATTATCTATTGTTGCTCTCGAATAATAGTATGGAGTACATGCTTCATCTGGATAATCATCTTCAGATAAGATATGAATCTTTTGAATATATTGGTTAAGATTAGATGCTACACCCCAAGCAGCTCTATCCTCACAGTCTGGTCCATCTGGGCGTGACCCTGGTGTAAATTCCATTGATGACATTAATTTTCTTCCTCAATTTGTTCTACTTTTTGATTGACCATGTCTCTGATCAATCCTTCAACATAGTTATGCTCAAAGTTAAATGAATATCCTTCATTGCCTGCAGGATAATCTTCATGAGACTCTCCCTCATATTCTACTATAAGATCGTCATCAAGTCTACGAGCTACAATATAGTAGTCGGCATTGATTGGACCACCTGCATTATTTCTTACAATAACTTGCTTACCCCATCTAACTTCTTTGACGAATAGTTCTTGCCAACTGCCAATCGGAGTCAGACTGATGGACATATCCTCTGGGTTCACAAGACCATCCCAGAATGAAGGAAGTTCAATGACACCGTTCTCTGGAACTTTTCCACGACAATAGACTGCGATCTCTGGACCTTCAATGCAAACATGGCGAAGTCTCCATCCTTTTTTATTTGGATGGGGCATATCAAACGGAAGGTCCTTCTTATTTGAAAGAACATGTCTTCCGCAATATCCAAATACATCTCCTTGTGCCTGAACATTAATGGCAGCAGTAACATTTCCTTGAACATCAACATTGCCCATCATTGCCGATGGACCTGATACTGATAAAGAATATGGATTGTTTACTCCAAAACAAAGTGCTCCAGGAACAATTGGTGAAGGCGAATCGCTATTTTGATTCGGACCAACCATCAAGGTTGCATATGGAAATGGAAAAATAGTAGCTTGACCAATCATTGCTGGTCCTTCAATATAAGCAGACCCTCTAATTTTTGCATCGCCAAGACCAAGTGCAATGGGCATTCCAACACCACAGCAAAATTGGCCTCCTGATGCCATGTCGTCGAATATAAATGACATTTAGTTACACCTCCTATTTTTGTTGTTCTGCCCAGAAAGTTTTGCCGCCAAGTTTACTATCCTTTCCTGAGACAGCATCGCTGACTCCACGAATAAGTCCCCCATATAACTTTAGATTTTCGTTAGCACATATCTCCATTTTAGCAGGAGTTGCTAATTTTAGAAAGCTCTTTGCAGTTGCTTGAATTTTTTTAGAATCAAGAATAATACTCTCTGAGGCATTTACTGTGAAGTTACCTTCTGTACCATCATCACCCTTTACAGTGAACTCTACATTATTTGCAATGAATCTAATATTACCATTACCTGCATTGATAACGATATTTCCGTTCTCACACCAGAACATCATAGAGTCCTGCTCTTTTTTATTATCCCTACCACAATCTACCTGAAAATTGCGAGGACTAATACTAGTAGTCCATCCCTCTCTTGGGCCATCATTATCCAGACTGAAGGTATGGGTTCCTTCCTTGGCATTCAATTGAGCACCAGCAGTTACGGCACCTTGCTTATCAATTTGACCAAATCTAATTTCACCATCATTATTACCATAACGGATGGCAGAATAATTTTGTTTGGCAGTACTATTACCCGACCCTGCTCTTGTATTTTGCCTGTTCTGTGGAGTTGCCATTTTTAATCTTAGATAAGTTCGTCAGGGGTGCCAGGAATATCTAGGCGTGGGTTATTACTATTAGTATCAGTACCTTGTCTCTGGATTGCGGAAGGTGCAATGGTGACTTCAGCATCAATGCTCTCCTGTAAGGTATCATAGACCTGAATAAGTTGGCCTGCAGTCTCAAAGTATCCAGCATAACGAACACCTTCCTTATAGAAGACTGCTCCATAATATGCACGACCATCAACATATCCAGTCTGCTTGAGACCAACCAAGTCAGTGACCTGAACCAGTTTATCAAGTGGAACTTCACCAGTCAGTGCTGCTACAGGATCCCTTTCAACATCAAACAATGGAACTGCCTTGAAATTAACTCCAGTGTTAGATGGCATACGAATTGTTGGATATTCAGTGAATCCAACACCCGGATTGAGAACTTTTACCCTTACAATCCTACCAAAAGTATCGCACTCATAATCAAGTTCGGCACCATTTGATGGTTCAATTACAAGTTCATCTACACCACAATTATAATTGATACCAGGGTCTTTTACAAGAACTTCCTTGAGTTTAATAAGTGCGGGATAACCTTCATTACCTTCATTTGGGCCAGCATATCCATTGCCGGGATCCTCAACAAGGATATCAGTTACAATACCTCTTCCATCAATCCTTCTGGGGCAAGGTGGGGCAATAAGAATTGCAGAGATTCCAATTGGATTTTCTGCCCAAGATTTAGTATTATTAGGGACCTTAAACATCTTGGTAATCTTAAGAGCAACACCTGTTGGATTTGTAAGGAAAACATCCCTCTCATTAGGAACATTTTCCATATCAACTTTAACAGTATATTTGCCCTTAGATAGATTTACGTAAGTAGAGACAGGTTGTCCTCTAAAATTACCAGAGGATGCTACTTTCTGATCATTGATAAACAAACTTCCAGTATTATCGCCAACAAACTTGATGACATATTGTCCATCTTCTGGGAAGTCTACATTAGACCAGACATAAGATTTGACACCAAGAATTTCTTGGTTCTCTTGATCAAGTGGAGGGAGATATGGGGAGACATTATTTTTATTCATAAAAGTTCCCCAGTCGGGATGATTAAATCTGAATATCTCTGGGCCACTGTAAGTTACATCACCAATTTTTCTAACAGTTGTTGCGTTTGAGTCTGTTCCAAAAACAAACTTTGCTCTGTCTCCATTAATATTATAGAATCTTCCACCATTAGAAGAAATAATAATATCAGTATAATCATTATCTTGATAATCTTCCATCTCAATAATTTGATTACCCTTAGTTCTCAATTTAATACTTGAGCGTCTGTCATTACTTCTAAAGATAACATCATATACTCTACCAACTTCTACCTGTTTGATTGTTGACTCGTTAATCTGTGCTCCCTTATATGTCTTATCATATGAAAACAGTCCAACAATTTCAACTCCATTGGCAAAGGCTGCAGCAGAAGTAACTTTAAACTGAACATCAACAAACTGAGGTTGTTTTCTTGGAGATGCCCAGTTTTGTGTGCTAAAGATCTGCTTTTCAATCGTATCATAAGTCAGAGTTGATTCATTAAGAACTTCAACATCAATCGTATGAGTTCCTTCAGACAAGAAAATCTTTTTAGTTTCTGGATTATTAATTGCAAATCCACCAAGTTTTGGATTGGTGTCAGTGAAACCAAGACCACCAGCAAGTTGCTCTACGCCATCAATAAGTATTCTACCACCATTATCTACTGTTGCTTTGAGTCCATAATAACCATCGAATGGAATATCAAGTGTCCAAGAGTTTGAAAATACAACTCCACCAGAATCTGTGCCTTTTTGTGCTAATGGTTTGATTGGAGAGATGGCATATCTATTTGTAAATAAGGACCATGTCTTAACATTTCCAGGAAAAGTATGGGATACAGGGAACCATTGATCTGTAGCACCAGAAGACCTAGTAGACCAAATTGGGTTAGGTGGACATCTACCGTCTTGAATTGGTGCTGGCTCTTGTGGAACAATAGGTTCTGGTGCATCAATTGTGAGTGCTACACCCATTGGATTTTCATTCCAAGACTTTGGAGATAAAACAGTAACCTCTGCGATGCTAGAAGAAACTCTTACCGCAAGAGACATTGGATTGCTGCCTTTAACTCCCGAGAAACCAAATCTTCCTCCTGGAGCTTGTTCCAAATCAGCAATGAGGGTGTAATTTCCTTTTGTAAAAAATTCTGTTTTACTAAGTTTTCCTGTAACATTGCCAGCAGGATTAAATCCATTTCTGAAGAGAGAAATTTTTTCTCCTGTTGATTTTTCAAATGTAAGTGTTACACGATCGTCAACTTCAACTTCAATCTGATAGTTTGCATCTTCTGGGAACTTTAAATTAGACCATACAATTCTATGAGTTCCTGCGTATGGATTATCTTCCCTATCTGGTTGTGTTGTATCAAACGGACATATTCCATACTGAGAGAAGAATGAACCTCCAGCAGGATTAGTTCTCCAAAGTCTTCTATTTGCTCTACCAATCCAATCAATCGTATTAAAGACTTCTATATTTTCAATAGTGGTCTCGCCAACAGATTGAATTTTTTTAGGTTTTGGGTCTCCTTTAGTTGAGATAATTGTTAGGTCTGCGTTTACATCTTTACCATGTCTATCAAAGAAATTGATCTTTTTATCACCTGCTAACTGAGGACTCTTAGATGCTCCTGAAAGTTTGATAGGTCCGTATTCACCTGGGAAAAAAGTTGCTTTGCCAGAAACACTTCCACTTTTCTGGAAAGAACCACCGGACTTCTTCCTACTCAACAAAAGACTTGGTCTTGACCCTTTGTTGTCAATCTGAGCCCTGGTTAAAGCAGTTCCAGCAGTTTCTGGGTCATCATTATACCCAAACTTGATAGCAACTTCAACATCACTTCCACCATCTACGACAAGATAAATTCCAGCAGACTTCTGAACGAATTTTGCATTAGCATTTTGTTGATTATTCCTAGAATCAACTTTTATCTTTTCATAGAATGGAATATTAAGAAGATCAAGTCTTACTTGATGGACACCTTCTTCATAATATTTTTTAATTTCAGTTCCTGCCCCTCTAAAGTCATCAAGGTCAGAAATAAATTGGTTATCAATATATAATTTTGCTATATTATCTCTTGTTCCTCTGATTTTATATTCACCTGTTGTTGGGAAGTCTAAGTTCCATTCATAAGTAAAGAGAATTCCAGAAAAATCACTACCTCTTACATTTGATGGTGGTTTTGGTGAAATTGCATACTTATTCTGAAAATCTCCCCAAGCATCACCAAAGTTTACATGATACCAACCCCCAGTTGTTGTTGGGTCATTACTATAGATAGCAGATGGTTTTGTCTTTCTAGTATTAAAGAACCCACCCTCTAATGCTCTAACATCATCTTGAAATTCTTGAACTTCTCTAGCAATAGGATCTCTTCCACCAATATAAAGAGTTGGTTTCCATTCACCTAAATTTTCACCATTAGGTCCCCAAAGATTTCCATAAGAAATAAACTCTTGATCGCAAAGAAAATATTCTTCATAGTCTTCTGGACGATCATAGTATTGATACAAATATGTCTCATTTCCGCCACGATATCCACGAATAGAACCTGTTCTTCTAAAGTTCAATCCATAACTAACTGATCCTGGAGATCGAATAACAAGTTCCTCCCCCTCAATAACAAGTTCACCTAGAACTGCTGTCAGAACACTACCTGCTCCATATTGACATTCATCATTTGCAGTTACCTGTGGTGGAAATGCGTATCCATGGCCTGTTCTTACAACATCAACTGCAAGCAAAGATCCATCTACTCCAACGATAGGATTCCCTACTGCACCAATTCCACCACCTCCAGTAATCTGAATCTTAGGAGGACCACATTTGACTTTTTGATTAATACCAGCACAGTTATCGGAGCCCTTTACATCATCTGTAGTAAGAGCATTGACATCATTGATATTTAAATACTGTAATACTTTATCACCAGACTTAAATATAAAAACTGTTCCTGGATCTTTTCGGGCAATCTCATTTGCTTCACATACAGAAAGTCCCTCGACGAATCCATTGTCGCCATCAATATATCCAACTCTAATGTCTGAGTCTTTATTTAAAGGACCGAATAACTGACTACCCATTTTTTATATCTGCGTATCTGTATTTATTATGCTAGACCAGATATTCTTTTTTGAATTTGCTCAATCGTAGATGCATCTGCATTAAGATACACTGATGGAGTATCTCTAGGTGGAGTTGCAAATGGTTTGGGAGGAACTTCCTGAGGTGCTACATTATCACTTGCTGCTTTATCGGAAGTCGCATTGACATTTGGTGTTTGAGATTCTTCCTGAGAGTTAGATCCAGTAGCGAATGTATAAAAATCACTGACTGGAATTTTTGGAGAAACATCACAACCAAAGATACTAAATTTCAAATTGCTGAATGAAAGTGCTGATGCTATGTTTCCACTGATACCATCAATGGAAGGAACTGCTCCTGATGCACCAGAAAGGCCACTTTGGACAAGATCAATTGTCTTGCTAATTTCTTCCAAGAATACTCCTACTTTGACAATAATATTATCAACAGTATTGGTAATTTCATCTCTGTTTGCTGCAAGAACATCTCCAGTTAAAGCCTCAACATAACACTGTGGAACTTTAGGAATTTCATCATTCGGTGTTACTGTGCTGCTATCAAGAGCATCTAACAGACCTTTAAGACCGTTTCTCAAGATTCCATTTAAAAGATCGCACAATTTAGCAATAATTTTTTCCCACAAACAAACTAATAGTTTAGTAATTTGCTCCTTAAGATCTGACACCATGTGTCTCATATTTGGGAACATTATATTTACAGTAGGAGCAATTGCCTTGTGAACTTCTTTCAGAATAAACTGCAATACTTGATCTAATATTGGTTTCATGTATTTTGCAATAATACATGCAGCACCGCTAATTAATTGATCAATATCATTTAACACATTCGTTGCGGCATCGACATATGTTCTAGCAGTCTCTAAAACTTTATTAATATCTTTAGTAAGATTGTCCAGAATAATCTGGATGTTTTTCATCGATGATGTAACACTATTATATGGATCGGCAAGAGGAATCTTTCTAGTTTGTCTTTCATTCTTTTTAACATCAGCAACTGATTGCTGATGAACAGCATCAGCATTCTCTTTTGTTGCTCCTGGTTGTGATGGTGAAGTAGGACTTTCTGCTGCTTCTTTTCTTGCGGCAATGCCATCAGCAACTGCCTTCATTACGAAGTCTTCTCTTTCCTGACCAGTCAGGCCTCTTGCGTCTGCTTCTGCTCTTGCTGCTTGAGCATCTCTCAGTTGTTCTCTGGTAAGAGATTTATCTGGTCGTAATCCAAACTTATTAAGTTTAACTCCTGGTGGAGGTGGATCAGTATCATCTTGTTGATCCAGAGTTTTTGGTTTGGTGATTACCAGGTCAGAATCGGGAACTGTTTTATTGGGATCAGTTTCTCCTTTAGATGACTCCGCATTTCCACTAGTAGGGCCAAAGTTGGAATCAGTTGTTCCAATGATAGTCTTTAGTTTAGTTTGGGCGTTATTGCCCAAGACTCCCATAATGATAGGGACTTGTTGATCAACTCCATCAAGAAAGAAACCAAATACAAAGTTACCTTGTCTTAGGTTTGGAGTTTGATATGAAGCCTGCTGACCACCACCTGCCGTGACAGGATACATGACCTGCGCCCAAGGAAGTTGATCAGAAGGAATAGTTTCCTCTTGCTGATCATGATATCCTATAATTCTGACTTTATGTCTTCTTGACTGACCTGGTATTTGGCTTGCAGATTCATGCTTTCCACTTGCACTGTTATCTCTCCACCAGGAGTCGTCAGCAATCTGACCGACCCACCAGTTAAAATGGGCTCCAGCAAACCCTGATGTGAAAAGCGATCCTCCTTCCATTAGTTATCAGTCTTCGTAAATTCTACACTCGTCTGCATCTGGATTTTCATCGCAGTACATTTCAAGTGGTGTTGGGTCATGATCTTCATCTGGATGATTTGCTTGATACTGCTCTAAGTGATCGAGTTCATCTGATACATGACGACGCATCTGTGGAGATAATGTTCCGTTCTCCAGAATATCTTTGTCATCATTAATATGTTGTTGAATGCTTCTATCTGACATTTTAGTTTACCTTCCTTCCGTAAGAATCTCTGATGAGATTTAGTTTAGTAAGACAACGATCAGGTGTAATGTAGTGACATAAATCCGATATAATATATAGACCACCAGTTTCGTGGTTAGGTTTTTGATTCTTTTTATCCCTACCTGCTTCTGGTATGTCTATAAAAATTGTGTCTCCTGCGTTAAGACTGAAGTCTCCAGGTATTGTAACAGTTTTTTGGATAGTAAACAACTGATTGTATCTCATTATTGATTGATTCAAAATATTTTCTGGATCAAAATTTGGTTCCTTAGATTTATTAATTTGATTTTCAGTCGATCCAGATGGAAGAGAACCTTTATCTTTCAACATATATGTTGTTCTTGTAAACCTACCGACTGCTTCATTATACTCTTCATTAAGTTTTGGTAATTCTTTTCCTGCTAACTTTAAGTCAGACTCAGTTTGGTTTATATTTTTTTCAATCACTTGATACTGACAATTAAATGGGTCAAATAAAACTACTCTTGTCGAATAAGTTCCACTTTCAAGTTTGCTTTGCACATTAATAGTATTATCACTCTGTAGTTCTAAAATCTTTCCATCATATCCTTGCGGTATATTTGCTCCTTTGTCATCTGGAGTTTCATTAAAAATGAGTTTTCTCTTTACTTTTTGTTCGATAAGTTTATCAATAGATTTGAAATTAAATCCCTTGCTAGTTTCGTAAAAGAAATACCCAGCAGTTTTTCCTGGAGATGATGTATTGGGAACTCCTTTTTTA